AACGCCACCGATCCGGAAGCGGTGACTAAAATCGGGGCGGTCAACTCCAGGCTGACCAACATGAAGTGGTACGAGCGCATCGGAACCACACGCACACTTATCACATCGACAAACACAGGCTACAGCATTACGGAGTCCGGTGACAGCAAGGGACAGATCACAATGAAAAAAAATGTCACCGTCCTAAAACCCGTCACGCTGGAGTTTTACGCGGAATATGCCGACACACGTACCGGACAGCTGTTTACTTTTCAGATGAGCTGTCTTGTCCGCGCGGTTGACGGTACGGATGCGATCCCCGTATTGACGATAGACAGCCCGTCCACGCTGGACTGGAACCCGGTGCGTGACATCACCGCACAGACCATCACGGCTAAACTGATGGTAGGCGACACGGACGTGACGGCTACGGGCAAATGCAAGTTCTTCTGGTACCGTCTGTTGTCTACGGGAGCGCTGGAGGCGATAACCACAGGAGCGGGTGACAACGACTGGGAGTTTGTATCACTGAACAAGAATGTATATAAGATTGACCGCAATTATATAGGTGATGACATCACGATTGTCTGCAAGGCCACCTATGCGGCTTCCGGGACTCCGGCATCAACCCCGGGCACATCGGACCCGGCAGTCTCTACGGTGATACGCCGCAGGATTCCGAAGATTGAAGCCGACTGGGAGGGCGTACCTACGGGTGTTCCGGATGGGACTTACGCCATCTTTCCCAGACCCGTCATTCGGGATACCATGGGGGTTATCCCGAATCCATCCGCCATGTTTAACTGCCACTGGTACGTCAAGAAGAGCGGAGATGCCGGATATGCCAAGGTTGCCGACGGATACTCTCCCAGGATACCTTTCAGCAACGGCATGATGTTAAAGCTGGAGGTGGAGGACAGAGGCCCTTACGTGGCGCTGACACAAGGCGGCAAGGTGCTCACACAGGGGGGCAAGGCGGTAGTAGTAAGAAAATTTGGATAACATTAAAAACAATAGAATTATGGCATTTTACATTAAAGTAACGAAGGAGGTTGCCGACCGGTTGCATCTGACCGATATCCGCAACAGGACAGCGGATGGCAATGTATTATTGTGGCAGGCGGACGTGGCACGTTTCCCCGGCGACACGGTATTTGACAGGGCCAAGGAAGCGGGCGGCGTCTGCCTGACCCCGCAGGCGGCGAAAGAAGAGATAGACGGTACGGACCATCCCGTCGAAGTATTCACACCTGCCTCTTGGGGGGAGGACAACACCGAAAGCTCCGAAGGCACGGATAGTACGGAAACGACCGGGGAAGGAGGAGCGTCATGAGTTTGGCCAGCGCGACCGGACAGGTCATATTTTCGCAAAAGGGCGGCGTATACATGCCTGCCATCCAGTGTAACCAGGGAGATCTGTATCAGGAGTATATGGGCGAAGCGTCCGCGCCGACGAACATCGCACCGGATTTCGCTTCGCTCAAGCCCGTCTTGTCCTTCATTCTCACCTCTTCGCGGGTGGCGGAAGGGCTGGTGGTTCCTTCCTCCATGAAATGGTATTTCAATGATGTCGAGATCAAGTTCTCGGGCAATGTCTCCACCAACACGTTTGGCGGTGAGACGGGACATTTCAAGTTTATCCCTTACCAGCCCGGTACGACGGATTACTACGGATTGCAGATCGTCAAGAATCTGGTCAAGGCGAGCGGAGCGGCCTCTTGTACCATCAAGGGTGAAGCCACCGTGACCGTTGGGAATACCAGCGACACCGTCCAGTTCGTCTATAGCATCCCCATTACCAAGGGGGTCGGAAACCAAAAGCATGTGACGATCATTGCCGGTGACAACAAGTATTTTACCCTTCGGGACAAAGGGCAGAGCTGCATTCTGAAAGCCGTAGCGCGCATGGGCAGTGACGAGATCACTACCGGACTGGCGTACAAGTGGTACAACCAGGTCAACGGTGCGTGGAGCGTGCTGAGCGGAAAGACCACACAGACATTGACCGTCACCAACGATATGGTTGACACGACAGGTGTGTTCAAGGCGGAGGTGTACCAGGGCGGCAAGCTCATCGGTCAGGACACGCAGTCCGTAATGGATGCGTCCGATCCGTTTGATTTGATCCTGAATCCCACGCCCGAGGACGAGACCATCCGGGAAAGTGGTGACACGGTGGTCTATAAGCCCATTCTGGTCAAGCGTGGAAGTACCACCAAGTACAAGGACATGACTTTCTATTTCGTGTTCATGGACAGTGCAGGAGTAGTCCTTAACCCGTCTACTTCCGGTACAGCAGCCACTTCCGGCACGTGTACTTGGGACATGTGCCAGCAGGCAGGAGGCAACGTGGCATGGACCATCACAACCAAGGAATAAGGAGGTGATATGCCGTTGGTGACTAGAACCGGACAGGTCAGTTTTGCTCCAAAAGGTGACAAGGGAGATAAGGGGGCGCGCATGCGTATGCGTGTATGGGAGGCGTCTGTGTCTTACCTGGAGGGCAAGCAAGGGCAGCAGTTTTACGACATTGTACTTTATGACAACCTGCTGTACCTGTGCATCCGTTCGCATACGTCGGTATCGACGGAAACCCCCAAACAGAATGTGGCTTCGGGAAAAATAAAATACTGGGAGGTAGCACAGAGCTGGACTTTTATCGCCACCAAGCTGTTGCTGACCGAGAAGATCAAGGCGTCCATGATTGATGCGGACGGTATCAGGGCGGTCAATGTGGATATCAGCGGAAAAATCACGGCGGATAGCGGACGTATCGGTCCGTTTTCCATAGATTCCGGTATGTTGTCCTCAAAAACTCTTTATGAGGGGACGGATTCCCATGTCGGTTTCAACCTATCCGCCGGACAGATAGAGTTTTATAACGAAAGGACATTTGCACGTGTAAAAATCGGAGGGAACACGAAATTTGTCACAATCGAAGGGATATCGTATGATGCCGGAATTGACATACAGAGTCCGAATGCCATGATCGGGATGCACATCAAGACCCTGAGCATTCCTCTGTTCGTGGAGGGGGGTAACATTTTCCTTCATCCGAACAATGACAGTTATGTATCCATTCGTGGTATAGTTGGCAACTGGAGGAACATCTCTGTCAAAACTTCCCTGAATAACAATGATGACAATGTGATGTTTACTAATACTGGTAATATAGAAGTGACACTTCCTCCGAATGTCCCCGGACATACCATATACTTCAAACGTATGAACGGCAGGGTAAGACTGACATAGGACACCTCCTGCCTTCCGCCGGAGGACAGGAGGTGTCCTATGTTAATTTGGATTATGCATCCGGCTTCATTAAGTGTATGGGTAATCACTGGGTTATGTTTTATTGCGGATAATTTAAATATAAAGTATGAGAATAAATTTTGCACAATTCCCTATTTATGATGGAATAAAAAAAGAAAAGCTTATAGCCAGTAACATCACTGAGGCCTTCGGTGACTGGATATACAAGAACGTAGCGGGTTTGAAGGCACATCTTCTTGCGGAGAAAATCTTCAAGTCGACTGTAGATGGTGTGGAACTTGACGAAGAAGAGGTGGATATCATAAGACGTTCCACTCCCATGCTGTCCGGCTTGCTGGCCGATTCGTTGAATGATTTTTTGGATAAAAAAGAGAAGGAGGAACAACATGAAAATTGAGAATTTGGAACGCGCCAGCCGGATTAATGACGAACTGGCGAAACTGAAGCTGGCGAAAAATACATTGAATAACGGAGGCTATGTCCGTATCTACAGCAGCGCCCGGTCAAGTGCCGGATGTGTGGAACTGGATATAGCGAACTTCAATGATGAGGTGAACACGTGTATAGACAACCATATCATTGAGCTTGAATCTGAAATAGAAACTTTATAAAATTAGGATATTATGAGTGACTTGAATTTAGACAACATTGTTGGTTTTAAGGCTGTGGATAAAGACGGCAACGAACAGAATGTAACAGTGGATGAGATGGTGAACATGGTTTCCACAAGAATGGTTATGGCTTTGTCAGAAACTTCAACATTTGCTGCCGTTGCTGCAACAGGAAATGACGTGTATGAAAATGAACTTCCGACTGTGACAGATGCCGCAAATGTAAGAGTTTTACAAAGTAGCGGAGATGCCGCACAAATGACGATGCAGTCACTTGCATCAAAACTGGGGGGACTTCTGCCGGAT